ATGAATCGAAGCGAAATGACAAAGAATTTTGTTTTTCGTGAATTTGAATGCGGTTTAAGCGTTGAAGAAGCGGCGAAACTTTGTTTTAAAACTGTGAGCGAGGTCAAGCAATGGGACGCAGGGGAGAAGATACCACCGATTTGCAAGAGGCTGATGAGATGGCACAGCAGAAAAGAGCTGTATTACGGTGATGAGTGGTGGGGCTTTAGGATGGAAGGGGGGAGACTGATATTCCCAACAGGTGACAGGGTAGCACCACAGCAGTTATTAGCCGCTATCGCTATCTTGCAAATCCAAGCACCAGATGATGCAATGACACGTTCTAAACTTCTCAAGTACGCTAGAGCTATGGCTAGAATCAAAGGGATTAAGTAAAAGCAGGGAGGCAGTAGCCTCCCTATTTTTTAGGGATTTATACGGTGAAGCCTTGGAGTATGGTGGAATCTACCCCCGTGATACAGCTCGAGGGTTGGCGCTTGCGCTCCGTGCCCTCCCAGTGGGCCCCTCCAGAGCGCAAGCGCCTAACGAATGAAATATGGCTTGCTCGACACTCGCCGCGCCCTGTTGTTGATAGTACGGCGAGAAAATGCTGCTACCTACTGCGCTTGCTGAAACATCTTTTATGGCTTGGCAGGGCGAAGGGTGTTTTTTCTGGCGCAAGAGTATTGATGATCACTTGACTGACTGGCGCGATTTAGCAATCAAGCGAACCGCCGAGAACGCTTGGAGTGTTTCGGATATGCAGTAGCATAGGTTCAGAGTGTGTTGAGGCTAACGTTAGGGCCTAGTCCCTGCGGGGCTGCCACTCCCTGCGCGAAACTTGCCCAACGCTAGCGCGTTGCCCCGTCCTACGGATTGCCTGCGGCAATTTCTTACTAAATACCAAGTTTAGGAACATGGTCGAATACCGTTTCGGCCTTTTGTTGATTAAATCGGCTTTCATCAATACAGGTAATGACACGAGAGTTAGAGCCCCAAGTAATACGATAAACGCACTCCGTTAAAGCCTCGAATTGATAACCCATCTTTTCTAAATCTATATTGTTAAGAGAAAAAGAGAATTGGTCATCCTGATAAGCACTAATATAAACGTGATAAAAAGTTAATTTAGTATCAATCTCTCGAGAGAATGACATCTTTTTATAAGCTATTTGTTTTGCATGACCAGAAACATATAACTTAAAGTCTTTTAATGGTTCAGAAACAGGAACGGTTTTTATCGTTTGTTGAGGTTTAGAGATAGATGGTTGAGGAGGAGCAGACAAGGGAACTTGTTCAACTTGTTCAGCAGGTAAAGGCTGTGCATCTATAGTTTTTGACTTTCGAGATTGAAAGTAATAACCAAGAATAAGAATAACAATAATGAAACAAATCAAGGAACCCCAAAAAGGCCAACGCTTCCAGATAGGAGTAATATCAAAGGCTTGAGCCTCATCAACAGCACCAGAGCTTTGAGTATGAGATTGATAAAAACCGAAATAGTGTTCTTTATAGGTGCGTTGCTCGATGTTTATATCTTCTCTGGTATCACCGATGCGAACCTTTTTTGTATAAGTCTTTTTACTGCCGAATGCGGTATTTTTAGCACAGTAATAAGTCATCTCAATCATTGCTCTAATATCAGCATGAATCTTTCTTAGATTTTGAGTGAGAATAATAATATCAATGCCGTAGTGACCGTGCATTGAATAGAATTCAAGTATTTTAGGGTCGCCAAGGCGTGTAGGAATAACCATGTGAGCCTCATCAATGACGTAGAGAGGGGCTCTATTCTTGCCGTCTCGCCAATCATCGAGATAATGCTCAACTTTAGAGAAGGGACGATTCATAGAGCCATACTCTGTAAATTGAGCATCAATAACCTTAATCAAATATTTTGCACTTTCGCCAAATACTTTTTCAAACATGGGAATATTAAGGGGGATGTTAGTAATAACCTTTCTGCCAGATTGAATAGCAGGGATAATATGGTAAACAACAGACTCGTATGACTTACCAGAGCGAGGACGACCAACAATTGCATAAATCATAGTTAAGAACCTAAACGAGTAAATGGAACAAGTTGTAATAAGATACGAATAATGATTGCTGACATAATCATACCCAAGCATTGAGGTATGCCAATAGCGCTAATAACCCAAGCAGCACCGGAAGGGATTCCAGTCAAATAAGAGGAAACATCCATTGGTTCTATGAGTGATAATGCTTTCTCTAATAAAAGGTTTACGGCAGAAAGAACGCCATCAATAAGCCACAAGAAAACATCCTTTAGCATATCAATAAGCGTGATTAATAAGCGGTAAAGAAACTCGATAAGCTTGTTAAATAAATCAATTACCCAATCCATATTAACCTCCGAATATTATTTTACGACATAGAAAAGCAGTTGAAACCATCATGCAAACACGAACAAAGCCAAATATCCAATCAAGGTTTATATAATCGTCAAAGCTGAAATTACCGAAGTGGAGAACGGGAATAGAAAATGATGGCCGTTGAGCGTGAGATAAATCAATTTTCATAAAGTCTTTGACCGTATCGGTTACACTTTTAGAAACAGTATCAAAATGCTCTGTAAATATGCCTGAAATGCCGTCAGGATAACCAGATTCATAAAACCCTGTACAAGTGTCAGACTCTATACAAGTGCCAGAAATACCAGCCCCAGAAGTATCAACATTAGTAATTGCATCTTTTATTGCTGATACATCTTCACCAAGACCATCGACGGCATCGGATAAGCCATCAACTTTAGAGCCCAAAGCATTAACGGCATTGGTGGTTTTGTTAACGGCCGTGGTCACGTCTTTGTTCAGGTTCTGGATAAGTGCCTTTGTATTTTCGTAGATGGCCGCATCTTGTTTTTCCTGTTTGGCAATCTGAGCAACAATACGTTGCGATTGTGTATTGAGCTGCAAGAGCTGATTGTTAACATCATCAAGCTGTTTGTTGTTGTCAGAATTGAGTCGAGTTAATAACTCGTTCATGTCCTCATTCATTCCGGTAACAGATTGAACAACGTCAGAATTTGAATCAGGCGTAGGGTCTGGTGTTTCAACATCAGGCTTGGGTTTTTCCTCAGTCGGTGGTTTAGGTGGCACAGACGGATTAATAACTTCACCGCCAGAATCAGGAAGTGGCGCTGTAGGGTCAGAGGGATTGTGTTCTGGGTCTGGTTGTGGTTCTGGCTCCGGTTCTGGTTCAGGGTTAGGGTTAGGATTCGGCTCAGGAAGAAAAGAAGAGCAATTCTCATCGGTACAAAATGGATAATCACCAGAAGGGGAACAAGGAGTATCCTGAACGATATAGAGAGCATCGCAATCATAAAGAGACGGGTCATTTTTCAATGCTTCAGGGTCAATATTAATACATAAATGGTCACCAGTGAGAGCAACACAACCACCATAAGCAGAAGAGCAGATATAACGGGATGGAGTTGCCGAGCCCCAGAAGTAAGAATTCCAACCGACTTTTCCTGTTTGACCTTTTGAAGCCTCGCAGGTGGTAGGATCATCAACAACAATAAGAGTAACGCTGATATCCCCCTTTGATGAAAAGACCTGACATTTGTTGTCCAAATAGGTTTCTTGTTGAATAACAAAAGAGGGGTCGCTAATAGATTTAACTCTATAAATTTTAAACCTGTTACCGTCAGCCTTACATGAAGTACCACCAAGTAAATTAGCATAATACTCAGCAGCGGCCTGAACAGTTGGAAAAGTCTTTGTTTGGTCAAAAGGTAACTGATAGGCAGCGAAAGCAGGGAGAACGGTGAAATATAAGCTAATGACCAGAGAGATAATAAAGAATTTGCGCATAAACATAACCATAAAAAAAGGGGCGTTAGCCCCTTTGTTATCGGAAGTTGAGAGCAGCTATAAAACCCGACATGCCACCCAGCAACGCGAAAATAATTAACTGAATATCATGCAGGGCAATAAGCATAGTTCAGTTACCGATTAGGCTTTGTTAACAGCGCGTTTGCCGAGAGTGATGCCTTTAAACGCCATGTTGATGCCAATGATGGCAACACCAGCAGCAGTAACAAGAGCAGCGACACCTGCAAAATCAATTGCGCCAAAGATATCAGCCATGATGTATCTCCTTATAAGAGGTTGATGAGTTTTTTGCCGATATAAACGGCATAGGTATATAAATAACCGAGAGCGAATACAGCCATAAAACCGAAGCTAAAGGCCGTTCCGGCATCGGTTGGGGTTATGCGTGTGTAGCTCATCAAGTAGTCGTAATCCTGAATAGTGACAGCAACATAACCGCCGTCACATTCATTCAGTGGCTTGTCAGTAACCGCTAGGAATCCCTGACTATTTGGGAGAGCGCACACAGGCATAAAACTTCCTTACTTTTTAAGTGTTTCAGTAAAGTATTTTTTAAGGTCGTCATCCTTGGGGATGAGCTCAACAGCAACGACTTCCAATGGGTCGTCAGGGTTACTACCGAAGCGAATGTCATATTCACGGTTAGGAACAAAAGCGCGTGTTTCAATCAAACGCTTGGCGTAAGTAGGTTCGATACGCAGCGGCTGCTTGTTGAAAGGAATATCCGTGTTTAGCCCTAAACCGTATTGAGCAAACTTCTCAACATTGACGGTTTCAACAGGGCGCAGAACGTTTAGCTCTGCAATCGTGGTGCCCGATTTAGGAAATGTTTTGATGACGATGCCAGTGATGTTAGCCATTACCTTAACTCCAATATTGTGTTTTTCAGTTGTGTGTATGAATCAGGAACGCCGAGCAATTCAAAGTCAGGGCGTCTATGTTTGTGAGGGATAAGCATCCCGAATGCTTCGCCCAAGTCGCCTTGGGTCATGGCGATAACTTCCGCTAACGCCACACCACATTGACGGCGAACCCATGCGATGCGAGCCATAAACTCAAGACCTTGAGCCTTTTTGTTGCGAGAGAACTTAACCGGAGGCGTACACTCGATAGAGGCCGCGAAAGGGCAGATACCCGCAAAAGAGGCGGCAGGGTCGGCTAAAAGCTCGATGTCGCACTTTTTCAGCTCAACCTCGTTTCGATACCAAATCAGGTCAGGGTCAGTAATTTTCTGTTCAAGTTTTTTGTTGTAAATGCGCCAGTAAACAGCAGAAGAGCGAGAGCCGACAATTGTGGCCTCCTCGAGATAAACACGCTTTTCGGTTACGCGACGGTGGTCAACAAGTGAAGGGCCCTGTCCACGTGTGGAAGTTCTGAAAGCGCCCTCATAGAAACATTTCTCTGCATACTTGGCGTCAAAGTTTCCGGTGTAATCGTCCACGGCCAAGTCAAGACGAACAAGACGAGTCACCCCCAGAACCTGAGCAAGCCACCAATGAAGCTTCTTAGAGTCGATACGGTCGAAAAGTTTGGTACAACCTGTGCCGTTGATTTGGACAAAAACGGTATCGTTGTTTCCGCCAATTCCGACAAGGCCGCACTCAACTTGTCCGGTCATATCGAGAATGACCATAGAATCGTTGTAACCATGAAGGCCACGACCACGCATAGGCGATAAGCGAAAGCCCATGATTTTAGACATAAACAAATCGAAGCGATGAAAGAGCATCTTTGACACTTTGTTTTTGTGCGCTTCCATATGATGCTCGATTTGTTCCAAGGTAGAGCAAACCGCGCCTTGTTCCTTGGTTTTAGTTTTTGGCTCGTGGTAAACGGGCATCTGTAGATTGATAAAGTCTTGGTCGTTGCTTTTGTCCAAGTGGCGCAAATCCGCATAGGCGAAAGTAAAAGCCAAGTGGTCAACTTTGACAGGGCGAACCGTATCATGGTGAGGGTGTTTACATGGCATGGAAGACCCCCTTTAGCAGCAATTCGTTGTAGTTTTCGTTAGTGATTTCAACTAGTTGATATGGGTCAGAGCCATAGTGAACGGCAAGATATTGCTCAAACTCAGGCCAGTTTTTAAAGAAACGATGCCCCCAAACGAAATACACGTTAATTCCGATGTTGGGTTCGTTGTCGTAGTAGATGAAATCACCCATGATAGCGACCTTACTTAACCTGATAGGAAATCTGAGCTAGAGGCCAATTACGCTTAATCTTGGGTAAGATGGCGTTAGCAGTAGGAAGCGGCATTTTGTGGGCATCAGTAGAAACAGAAGTCACTGAGAAGCGCTGAGAACCGTCCGAATCAAAGCCGCTATGAGCAAGAAAGCGAGGAAGAGCGCCAGAAGTTAACTGGATGGTCACAAATGGGTTAACAGATTGTGATAGGGTTTGTTTCTTTGCTGAATTTGCCATGATAACCGCCTTAACTGGTTGGGGAGACCACCAAGGGGAAGAGTTAAGGTCTAGCGCCCAAGGTGGTCAAATTCTGAATAACCAAATTTGGTTAGAGATTAATAACCAATTTTGGTTAATGCAATACACCGGATTTGGTTATTTATGGGCTACTATAAGAAAAAAGGAGGGGTAAATATGTTTCAATGCGAACTATTAAACGCGTACAAAAACGCTCAAAAGTACGTACAAGATAAGCAAATAGCTATGGATATGAACATTCCACAGCAGAGAATAAGTGATTTTAGAAAAGGACGGCGCTATCTAACTGATGAGCAAGCAATTTTTCTAGCTGAATCAGCAGGAATTGAGCCTGAAATTGCACTGTTAGGTATACACGCAGACCGCAACGAAAACCCACGCATCAAAGCGCTTTGGGAAAGCATCGCAAAAAAGCAAAACGGGCTAGGATTAAGAACAATATCAATGCTTTGCGGTGGTCTAGCGGTGTCAATCAGCCAGTTTAACGAGGCTGTTTCTTACTTCGCATTATGTATGTTATGTTAA